GATTTGCAAATGCTACTTTCTTAGGTGACTGCATTTCTTCAGCCATAATTTCTTGTTCTGACATTATCTGTCCTTTCACTAGGGCCACCGTAGCCATGTTGGATGGGGGATGGGTAGCTAGTCTAATGTGGATTATATTATTATATGTAGGTCAATCCACAAAACCGTACATATTATCTACCGCCCATATATCCTTTGGTAGCTTTACTTTTTATCCTGTCTAATGTTTTCTTTTCAGATTTATTTAAAGATTTTTTACCACTTTGTGAAGAAAAGAAACCCTTATCTTTTTTCTTGCGTTTGTCTCTACGTTTCTTACTAGCTTTTCTTGCATCATCTGCTGCTTTTTTTCTATTAGCTTCTATTGAATTTTCTTTTTGTGCAGAAGTTTGTCCTCGTTGATCTGTTCCTCTTGGATCAAGACGATCAGGAGATGTTTTACCTGCAATAAGGTCTAATGTCCTACCCATGTCTGAATAGCCTCTGCCATAAAGTGCTAAATCTATACCTGCATCTCTAGTTTCCCTAGCACTATTTACTGCTAAATCTCTTTCAAATCTAGAAAAACCTCTATCCTTTTCTATTTTTCTTCTTAGTTCCGCAACATTATCTGCAGAAGGACGTTTAGAACCTGCACCTGCAACTGCATCCATACCTGCAATTAAACGTTCTTCTTCTGTTGTTGGTACTATAGAAGATTTAGCACCTGCACCTGCAACTGCATCCATACCTGCAATTAAACGCCTTTCTTCATCTGACATTAGTTGAGGACTGAGCTTAGGTCTTACAGTTGTATCTTCTATACCTGCTACAGCAGATGCAATTTTAGCAGCTTGTTCTTCTTTTTCTTGACCAAATATACCACCAATAAAAGAACCAATTTTAGTAAAAATATTACCATCAACTTCTGGTGGTTCAATCCCAAGTTTTTTCATTGCGGCTAATATTTCTTTTTCTTGCATCCTTGTTGCACCTTGACCAAACAAAGCTATAAGAGGATTGATAGCACCCATAGCTGTTAAAGCCATACGTGTTTTTCTATTCTTATCAAATGCATCTTGTAACTCATCTGCATCATATGTAGACCAGTCTATTTTAGGTTGTGGTATATTTATACTACCACTTCCACCGCCACCACTTCTAACTGACGTATCTTCTGTAGCTGTACTTTCTGTTCCTGTTGTTACCTCTGCATCTGCAGTTTCATCATAAGGTACAAATCCTGCAGGGATAGGTGTTACAGGATTACCTTCGTGAAAATAAAAATCTCTTATTTCACCTGTTTCTTTATTTATATATTTAAGTGTTGTAAATACATCTCCTGCAGTAGGAACAAATTTATTTTCTTCAGTTGTTGATGTGTTTGTTGTTGTACCAGTATTTGCTGTGCCTGTATTTGTGTTGTTTACAACAAGGCTATTATCACCACTTCCTGCTTGAGTTCCCATAAACTTAGGCATGTATCCACCTGCAGGTGACGCTGCAGGAGGTGGTGGAGCTACAGAACTTGGAGGTATAGGAGGTGCTGTAGTCTGTGGTTGATTTTGGAATACAGATTGTTGATACCCACCAATACCTGTAGCCATACCACCTTGATTCATTTCTTGCGGTTCACCTGACATAATAATAAGATCAGAAGATCCAAATGGTAAGTCGTCTGGCATAGTTGCCTCTTCACTATTACCCATCTGACCCATAGCTTCCATTTGCTTTAAGCCCATTTTAGCTTCTTGTCTTATCTTCATTAAATTTTCTAAACCTATATAACGTACAACATCTGCAGGTAAAACAAATTCACCTTCACTTAACATAGCAGGTATATCGTCACGTACCTCTTCTTGCGTAGAACCTATAGGTACATCATTACCAGACTCAGAATCTATAGAGCCACCCTCATCTCTTAAACCACCCTCGTTGAATAATTTCATCTGTTCTTCATACATTTTTTAATACCTCATCTCTAAGTAATTTAAGTCTACGTAACTGATATACTGCACCTTGTGCTCTGTGCATTGCAATAGCATTGTCTGATTGTTCCATTAGTCTGTGTTGTTGATCTATTAAAGTATCTATATACTTTTCAAAGTTATCCCACTGGAGGTGGTTGCTGACCAACCCCTTGAGCTTGTTGAGGTGCTCCCTGTCCTGCATTTCCACTAAATCCTTGTTCCTGTGGTAGTGGAGCTTGACCTACGCCCATGTTTCCACCACCTGCTCCTGACGTGTCCATTGGGTTTGCACCTGCAGGAGCACCTTGTTCTGCTTGTTTTTCTTGCTGAAATTGTTTCATAAGTTCAGCCTGTATAGCAGCGTCATTCATATTGTTGGTAACTTTTTCAGGGTCAAGATCAAGAGACTTTGCAATCTCACGAATAATATATTGGAACTTAGCAAATGGTGCAAGTGCAGGGTTAGATGATACTTGCAAGAATTGCATAAGTCTTTGACTACGTACTTCGTTAGCCATAAGAGATTCTGTTCCACGTGCCTTAACTTCTAGATCACCTTTTATTTCAGGATCAAAGTCAAATTGCATGTTAAATCTAAACAGCCCCTCTCCTAATGGACGTAATAAATAATCGTCTACATTTTTAATAACATTTTTAATTGTGCCACTAGCTGCACCCATTAGCATACTAATGCCACTGGCAGTTCTACCAACACCTGTAACACCTGTCTGCCCATGAGCAAAGGAAGGAAAGCCTGTAGATTCGTCAGCTAGTACTCGTGCCTTATCAAATAACTGTAGGTTCTCACCTGCAACATTTGGAAACTTAGTACCAAAGATAGCCTGTCCAGGAGCACCACCTTGTCTCCTAAAGACTTTGCCTGGATATACTGATAGGTCTTGGCCTGGAACTAAGTTAGTTTCATCTACCTCTATTAACAGGTTGCCTGACAGTACAGCATTATCTACAGCCATACGCATAAAGCCATTCATCAATGTCTGTGTATCGTCCATGTTCTCTGCAATACCTACACCAAAGAATGAGTATGGATTTAATTCATATGGTGCAGCCATGTATGGAATACGTGCAGGTTTAAATGGATTAAGAACCATACGCAATAGTTTACCATTACAAATCCAGATGTTTGCCTGTAGTTCGTCTACCTCAGAAAGTTCACTAGGTATATCTACACCTTGCTCTTCAAGCATGTCAACATCACACATGCCCCAATACTCAAGTACCTCAAATCTTTCGATACCGTGTTCTGGCGCATAGTCAGCTAGATCGTCTTCCCAATATTCTTTGTCATAGTTTTCACCAAGAGATATAGCCTCATCAATAACTGTTGAACGAAAGTATGGACGTTTCTTTAGATTACGCATTTGTGAACGTGATAGTTTATGTCGTTCTACTACGTACTGTGCCTCTTCTATACTATTAGCATCTGGGTCTGGATAAAAATTCCATACTGATACATGCGATACTTGAGGTATAGTTTTAAATGTAGGTGAGTACTCTCCTGTTGTATCATCCCAACTAGGATACTCTTTATCTACAGCGAATGGTCCTTTCATTACACCAGTACCAAACAGTGCCATATCAAATAAAGTGCTTCGTAAATGTTTAGATGCAGAAGACTCATCAAGTTGATCTTGTATTTTCTTTTGCATCTTCTTTGCTGCAACCATAGCAGGACTAAATGTAACAGAGGTAGGTGTTCCACCCACACCCTCTTTAACACCGTCAATTGAATCTAGTTTTTTTGCTAGTTCAGGGTTAAGTAATTCTTCTAACGTTTTAGCCGTAGAACCTTTAGGTATTTCTCTACCGTCACCTGCAAAACCATAAGGCGATACTGGATCGCCCTTTTCATCTTCTTGTAATTCTTTAGGCAAAGCAGGATCAAAAGAGACATTTTCTACCACACCATCTGGAAGTTCTGTTGGATCAACTGTTAATGGAAAAGTATTTTTTGCAAACAGTACATCAACAATTTGTCCATACGCTGCAAGTGTTTTAGTTTTAGTTACCTTAATAAACACACGAGATTTTTCTGCTTCAGTAAATTGAACGTCAGGTCCATAGATACCACGATAGTTTCTATATGCTTTTAACCAACGCTCCTCATCTTGTTTTCGATAATCTTCTGCACGATTATAACGCTCCATAATAAATGGAATTATCTTAGATGTATCTGCATCTTCTTCTACTGAGTTATCTGTATCCTCAAGAACTACAGCATCGTCCTCAATAAATACTTCGTTATCTTCTGCCATTTATTTTTCCTTAATAACCAAATGTTGCGTCTGCTACTCGCATACCCATTGAACTTACGCCATTAGGGTCATAATCAAATATACTAAATCTTGGTCTAGACATTATACCATATCTTAACGCATCATACAAGTGGTCTTCTGCGTGTGTGTCCACATCTTCTGGATTTTTTTTATCTAAAGGTATTGCAGGTAACTGTGATACTGTTTCTATGCAGGTATTAAAAAATACTAATCTAGGGTTTTCTGTAAATTCATCTACCTGTAAACGTCTATGTATTTCATTCTTACCTGCCACACGAGAACCTTTTGATCTATCTGAAGGACGCCACCTGCATCCTCTAGTTATCATTTGCTCCGCAAGGCTTGGACCTGTATCGCCACGCTTATGCCATAGAGAGCTATCCAATACTCCATATTTAATATTCCCATCTTCCGCTTCTAGATTAAGAACCATGTCAGCTAAATCTGTAGCTAGTACTTTACTGACGTACAGTTCTCTATATACAACAAGTTGTTCATCAGGCGCAACGGCAAACCACAACACACCACTATAAGAACCATAACCATAATCACACGCTCTAAATTTTACCCAGTTAGGAGGTATCTTAAATGGCTCAACTACATGAACCTTTCTGTCAAACTCAGTAAAGGCTGCACCTTCTTTTATATCCCAGTCACCCTCTAGTAGTTGTCTACGTTGTTGTTCTGGTAGTGACAGTAGCATTGCTTCATAGTCACCCTGTGTAGATAGATAAGGATTGTCAGATAGTCGTGCAGGTATAAACCTACGTTTGAATAATGCCTTACCTGCTTTAGCATGACCTGCAGGATATTTAAGAACCTCTCCAGTTTCTAAATCTCTTGCCTCAAATGTTTTACCTGCAGGTGCAGGATCAATAAACATTTTCTTTACCCAATGATGCCCTCTACCTCCTGGGTTAGTGGTAGCTCTCATATACACTGGTAAGTCGGTTGCAGTGGACCGTAGACGAGAGCGCATGTAGTTCCATGCGAATGGTGAGGGCCATTGTGTTAACTCGTCAAAGCCTATCCAACTAAACGCTAGACCTTGGTAGCGCAGGACGTCATCTTCCCTATCTAGGTAGGACATCCACAACCTCGCACCA